TTCCCACGTCGAGAAATCCGAGGTGCGGCGCGCGTTGTAGTAGTCGTAGAAATAGCCGTTGACATAATCGAAAGTGTAGTAATCGTCGGTTGTCGTTATCTCAATTAGAGCGTAGCTTTCCGTCAGCGCGTAGATTTTTTTAGGAGAATAACGCTCCTGAACGAACGCTATGCAACGCTGCGAGTTGACGGAAAAACTTGCCTTCTGAATCTTTAAGAAATCAACATCGGAAGAATCCGCCATGACTTCCCACGAACTAAGCGAGCTGTCCGTATTCTTGAGTAATCCGCAATTAGTTGCCAGCAAGACAGTCAGAGTCTCTTCGTCAAGAACCGCAACGTCATATATATATACATCTTTGCCAGAGAGCGAAGGTTTTCCGACATAGCCCCAACTTAAACCATCCGGGCTTTTATATAAGCCGCCTGTATTGGAAGCAATAACTATGTATCCGCTTGTTGCCGAATAATCAAATCCAACGATATAACAATTGGTTCCCCACCATAACGGTACCCTTTCGAATGTCAAGAAATCTTTGGTTTTAAACACCAGCGCATCTGATGTTCGAGAAGAAAAGGAACTCATGCCGCCGACAAAATAGATATAGTCGCCCGCTTTCTTTATCTTGAAGAATGAACCAGAATCCAACTCCTCATAAACGAACATGGATTGAAACGATTTCTCACCCTGCAACAAGTTCAGCTCACATTTATAGATGTGAGAATCCATCGTGATTTTCTTGCCGTTAATCTCAAGGCTTGCGCTGTTCGTGCCGTTGGAGAAAATTCCCTTGAAAGGAACGTCAACGTCTGAATTCAGCGTCAATTCCGTCGCCGAGTTGCGCTCGATTGTGACGAGGGTTTCCTCCGCGTCCTCCCAGTACACCCCGCACGCCGTCCATGTAACCGACGCTTTCAGAGTCCCCGAATCATTCGCGTTCTTGTTCTCGAAGATAGGCAGATGCGGGACGCATTTTATTCGCCTCGTGTAGATGTCGTTCGTGTAATACAGGTAGCCCTCGCCGAGCTTCGGGTTCAGTGCCGCTATAAGCTCCCTTTTGAGCGTGTATCTTTTCTCAAGGTCGTTCTCGTCGTTTATCGCAAGCGTTATCGAAAGCTCCCTGTTGTCCATGAGCGCATCGATGAATACGCTTCCGTCCTGATACGGTACCTGCTGAGTCTGCAAACTGATGTTTGCGTTGCTCAGTCCCGCCCAGTTCGTGACTCCGTAGCTTCCCGCCGTGAGATTGATTTCGTCGCCGTCTGCGTTCTGCCATACAAGTTTCTGCATCCTGTTGCCTCGCTTATCCCTATGATATCACAAGAAATCCTGGCAATCAAAGGATTCCGTTGATTGCCATTTCACGCTGATACTGCCTGAGCTGGCGAACCATTGTGTATGCGGTCGTGTCCGTCGTGTTGTTGAACGTCACGTTCATGGTCGTGTTCTTTCCCCCGCTCATCATTCTTGCCGTGTCCGTTGCGTTGTAGACGCGCTCGCCTCCCCTGAACCTTACAAGCTCCGGGCCGCGCTCGCCGACGATGTGCAGACCTTTCAGCGCGCTTGTCGTTCCGTCGGCATATCCGCTGAACACGCTTCCGAGGACGGTATCAACGGAGCTTATAGCCTTGTTCGCCTGTTCGTAGACCCATGACAAATCACGTCTCACGTCGTGCATCGTGTCCTCGGTGAATCCGCCCTGAATCGCGTTTGAAATCGTCTTGCCGATTGCCTCGATTTCGCCCTTGAGCGATTCCGTGTATACAGCCGACTGAATGAGCATTTTCCGCAGGTAGTCCTTCATGTTCGAGAGGAAGTCGCCCTGCGAGAGCCCGCTCGTGAGTCCGTTCACGATTTCGCCCGCGATGTCGCCGCCCAAGTCCGAGATACTTTCCTTGAATGACTTCATGGCTTTCTCGAACGACGAGAGGGAGTCGCCGATACTGTCCACGCTGCCGGATATCGTGTCCGCCGTCTCCGGGAAAACCTCGTCGATGATGTCGTAGATTCCGCTGACGCTCGACTCAATCGAGTCGTACAATCCCGAGAGTTCCCTTTTCAGTGCGCTGATTGAGCCCTTGTTTCCTCTGCCCGTGACCGCCAAAATGAGCCTCTGCCCGACTCCCACGATTTTGTCCGTGAATGCTTCCGAATATACGGCGAGCGAGATTATCTGGCTCTTGAGCCAGCCCTTGATATTGCCGAGGAAGTCTGTTTTCGTCGCTCCCTGTGATATCGATGACACGAGGCTGCTTCCTATCTGCGTCCCTACGTTCAGGAGGTCGTTCTGCACGCTGATGAGCTGTGTGTTGAGCGTCTGCTTGATTGTCTCCGCAACAATCAGCGTGGTCTGGATTCCCTTCCCGAGGTTCGCGAAGAGTGAGTCATAGAGCGTTATCTGCGTCGTAAGGTTCTCGTTCTCTTCCCTCAGGTTTGAGAGCGTCTCCCTTTTGAGGTCGGAAAGCGCGGAATTGTATTGGGTGACGGCGGCCTGGTATTCTTTGAGTGCAGCTATAAAATCCGCTTTCGCCGCATTCTTCTTCTGGGACAGCTCTTTATAGGTCGCCCTCATGTTATCGTTAATATCATCGGCGATTGCCATTTCGAAGTCAAAGTCATCGAACTTCTCGTACGCCGCGCTGTACTGCTGGGAAGCCGTGTTGTATGCGGTCTTGGCGTTGCTCACGAGCCTTGAGAGCGTCTTTGAGATGTCGCTGTAGTTTTCGGCGAGCGCGCTGAAACTTGCCGTCGCGCTTGTCCTCATGTCCGAGAGCGTCTGCTTCAGGTTCGTGACGTTGCCCTTGAGCGCTCTGATTTTCTCCGAGAAGTCGGAGATTCTTTCAATGACGGCTTCTTCGATTATGCCGTCCGTCGCCTCCGAAGCCTCCGAAGCCTCCGTGATGTATCCGCCGAACGCGCCCGAAAGCACCGCGTCAATCTTCGCCGCCTTCTTCGCCGCCGTCTCGTACATGTCCGAAATTTCCGACGCTATGCCGTCAACGTCTCCGCCTCCCATTATCGCCGACATGAGCTTCTCGCCGACGTCCGCAAGCTGTTTCGAGAATGTCTCCGTGTATACGGCTATCTGCATGAGCTTCTGCCGTATCATGTCCCTCATGCTCGACATGAAATCGCTCTTTGACGCGCCTTCCGTGATTGAGTCCATGAGCTTCTCGCCGATGTTCTTTCCGAGTGAGCCGAAGTCTTTGTACGCCTCCGTAAGCAGTGACGTCGTGTTTGCGAGCAGTTCGTTTCTTACGATTTCCGCATATTCCGCCGTGATTTCCGCGGAACGTGACATTGCCTTGTTGTATCCGTTGACCGAGCCGTATAGTGTCCTGTATTCGTCCGCAAGAGCCCGGTTCTCCGATATCTGCTCCGCGATGCTGTCGCTCACTTCCTTCAGGCCGGAAACATACGACCCCAGCGCTATTTTTTCCGCTTCCTGTAGACGCGAAAGCTCCTCATCGGCGTCTTTGTACTCTCTTATGAGCTTGTTAATACTTTGTGCCTGCGACTTCTCGAGGTATATCGGCTTTCCTTGTTTCGCGATTTTCGGAATGCTGTCCCACAGTTTCTGGACCTTCGCCGTCTGCGTCTCGATGTCCGACTGTAGCTGCTTAACCTCCGCGTCGGTCTGCCTTATCGCCGATATGGCGGAAGTAGACGACGATGCGCCGCTCCATATGTCCGAGAGCTTAGACTTGAACTCGGATATCGACGATGCCGCGGATTTTGCCGCGTCCGCCGTTTTCTTCATATTGTTCGCGACAGCCGAAAGCGCGCCCGCCGCCGTGATTGCCGCCGCCGCACCTGCCGCCGCCGCCGCCGCCTTCCCGTAATTATATGTGGCGATGTTGACCGCCGCCAATGCGGCAAGCTGTGCGCCGAGCCCCTTCAGAACCTCGCTGAGCGCGCTTACCGCCGACGCTCCGAATCCCTCGAACGCGTCCGCGCCGTCAACGAGAGCCGCGCCGAGATTTTCCAGAGCCTCGCCTGCGATTTCCTTTACTCCGCTTTCGACCTTGCCGAAAAAATCCGTCCAGTCGCCTGCGTCTTCCGTGAGCCGCTCCTTGAGGTTTTTGAAATATGCGTCCCATGACTCATCGAGCCCGCTGATTACATGCTTCGTGTTCTCGGCGGCTTCCTTTTCGCTCTTCTCCTTGTTCTTGTTGCTCGATATGGTGAGCCGTTCCGTCCGCTGTATCAGCTCAATCTGATTGTCGTAGTATTCGTTTATTTGGCTGATTGCCTTTGCCTGCTCCGCCGCCGAAGCCTTCGAGTCCTTGACTTTCTTGATTTCGGCTTTTCTCTCTTCCGCAATCTGCTTCTTCTTGAGCTCGACGATTTTGTCGTTGTAGGCTACCTTGATTCTGTAGATATCTTCCTCGGACTTGCCCTCCGCCTGCGCCGTTTTTACCGCTTCGTCTTTGCGCATCTCGAGTATGTCTATCTGCTGCTGGAGGAGCTTCTTGTCCCAGTCGAACGTCACTTCCGCGACCTTCATCGCCTCTTTCTGAATGGCAACGCTCGCGTCCTGAGCCGCCGCCTTGACCGCCCCGATGTCGCCCGTAACCCTTTCGGCGGCCTTGCCCGAGAGTTTGTCGATTTCCGCCTGTGTCTCCGAGAGCTTCCGCGTGATTCCGAATATGGACGCGATGTCGGTGTTTTCGCTGACATTGTCAATTCTGTTGATGTCGATAATCTGCACCGCCCTCGGGAGCGAGTGGTATTTATCGATTACCTGGTTGATGAGGTTGATTACGCCGTTGATAGCCTTCGCGAAAAGGTTTGTGAGGGTCGAGAGTATGTCCGAAATGTTCTTGACCGCAAGCAGCGCGAGCTTTTTGACGTTAGCCCATGCAAGCCCCCACTTGCCGTCGAGGATTGCGAATATCAGACCGAAAGCAGTCTTGAATGCCTCGAGGATATTGCCGAGAACCTTATGAATGACCTCGTATGCGGACTGTATGATTGTCTTGACCGTCTTGAACGCGGTGTTGAAACGCTCCTGAAACTCAACGAAGTTCGCCACCAGCACCTTGAGCATCTCGCCGATTGTTGAGAATACGTCCCTGAAGATGTTGCCGATAGGCTCAATTACCGGCGCGATGTATTTCACGATTTCCGAAATCGAGTCAATGAAGTCCCTGAAAAAGTTGTCGAATCCCTCGCCGAAGCCTGCGAAAGTTCCCGTAAGGATAGACTTGAGGTCGTCTATCGCGCTCGCCGAATTCCTCGTTGCGTCGCTTGTCGCGGACACCGCCCCGCCCGCGTTCATTATCGCTTCCTTGAACGCGTCCGCCGCCATTGCTCCCGACGAGAGGACTTTGACCATTTCCGCGCCGTTCTTTGCTCCGAATGTCTCCGACGCTATGCTCAGCGCCTCCGTCTCCGTCGTTGCGCTCTGTATGGCTTCAATCGTCTTTTCAAGCCCTTCCTGCGCTCCGACTCCTTCGTCCGCAAATTTGTTGAGCGCGAACCTGAGCGAGTTTATCGCGGTCGACGACTCTATGCCGTTCTTTGCGAGCGAAGATATGAGCGCGATTGAGTCCGTCGCCGACATCCCGAACTGCGAGAACACCGCCTGTCCCGTCTTAAGACCGCCCGTGAGCTCGCCTATGCTCGCGCCGCTCATCTGTGACGCTACGGTAAGTTCGTCGAGGAGCGGCGCCATCTGCTCCGTCTCGATTCCCCACTTAGCCATTACGTCGGCAATCTCGTTGATTGAGTTCCGGGTGTCCTCTCCGGTCGCGTTCGAAAACTGGTCGAAAAGCCCCGTAAGCTCCACGAGTTCCTCTCCGGTCGCGCCGAAACGGGTGTTGAGGTCTGCAATCATTCCGGCGACTTCCGTCACGTCGCGCCCTACGCCCGATATAAGGGTTGCGTGCAGGGTGTCCTGCATCTTGACGAGGTCGTCTCCGACCGCCCCCGTGCCCTTCGCGATTTCCGCGCGCGCCTCGTGCATTGCCTGCCCGAACTTCGTGAGCGCGGCCGTCGCCGCCGCAATCGCCGCAACGACCTTGCCCTCGACTCCGAAATGCGCAGCGAATTTGTCGATATCGACTCCGAAGTCCTTGAAAATTGAGCTGCCCGTCTCGTAGAACTGGTCGAGGTCGAGCCCCCAATTCTTCGCGCCGTCCTTTATCCTGCCCGTGACCTGCGAGAATACGCCCTGCATCTCCTCGAGCGACTCGCTCGCATCCGCGACCGCCCTCTGGAAGTCGGCTGAATCAGCCGTTATTCTCGCGTTAATAGAATATTCGTTAGCCATAGAATCCTCTCATGTCCTCATCTGTTGCCGGACAGTCCCGACCGGGCATCGGTCTATCAGATTCCCTGCCTTCGTCGGGGTCTTTGCCCCACACATAGCTTGCTATATAGATTGCCGAATTTTTCATCTTAATATCGTCAATCTTCTTCTTTTCTTCAATTAGATTCCAAACGATTCTGAGCTCTTCCGCCCAGAACCATTCTTCGCTTTGCCCCAGCGTCGTAAGCGTCTCGGTCAGCAGGTAAGTCCACGGAATCCCCGTTTCGGACGCGCCGCTTACTCTGCCTTTTCCGTCACTTTTTTTTTCTGCTCGGAAAATCCCCTGAGCGATGTCATCATCGACGACATGACGACATTGACGACGTCCGCCGGTGTCAGGTTGCTTTCGTCCATTGCGGAAAGCACGCTCTCGTAATCGTCGGTAAGCCCGCTCTTGTCCTTGAGGCAGATTGACAGAAGCCACGGGATTGTCTCCATCGGCTTGCTCTCCAAGTCCTTCTGAACCTGCGTAAATGCGTCCATTGCTCCGTAACGCTTCTCGATTTTTGCAAGCGCGAGGTTTCCGAACTTTACCTGCCTTTCCTTGCCGAGAAGGGTAATTTTGAAGTCCGACGGCATGACTTTGTCGAGGTCTTTGTTTTCTTTGTTTTCTTTCATGGTTTTGCTCCTTGCTGTCATTTTACAGTTTTAAATTCCGATTGTGAACTACACACCACCTTTTAAGGTGGTGGCTTCTTGTTTTCGCTTCATAGGCTCAATTTGCACAACCAATCGACTGACGATTGATTGTGTAGTGACTGATGCCTCAGCGGAGGGTTATTCCAACCACTCAGCCCTTTTAGTCGAGCCAAACAATTTTACATTTTTAGAAGCATGAACATCTCTATCCTCTTTATATCCACACTCACATATATAAATTCTATCCGCTAAAGTCAGTGTATTCAAACAACCACAGTTAGGGCAGAATTTTGTAGTCGGCAAGGATTTTGAAATTTTGAATGATTTTCCATCTTTTTCCAATGATGCTAATTTAGACTTTACTCTTCCTAAATAAGAATGTTGAACAGTTTTTCCGAAAGAAAAACCACTTTTTATTCCATTCTTTTTAGAATGTTTTTTCTTTGACCATTTTGCAATCATTTCATCTTGGAAATAAATCATGTCATAATTTTTCTTCAAATAAGAAATTAATTTGTTTGATTCGTCAGTTTTCTTATTTGAAAGATGCTCATACTTTCTACGAATCTGATTAAGAAGTCTGTAATAACGCTTTGAACCTTTCTGCTTACGATGTAATTGTTTCTGTAAGAATTTCAGTTGTTCACTTTCTTGCACATTACAGTTAAACTTTTCTCCGTCAGACGTAGTAATGTTATCTTTTATGCCAAAATCTAATCCAACTTCCTTATAAGTTCTTTCAGATTTTGAATTTTCCTTATTTATACAAACTGTTATTTTAACATAATAACCGCTTGCTTTTTTAATTAATCTTCCATCAGCAATTTCATAATTCGGAATATTTATAAACTGTTCAAGTCCATAAACATTCAAATCTTTGAAATTTGGAATTGTGATATGTTTCTTGTCTTTTATTTTAATAAATCCTGTTATAATTGGAATCGAATTGATTTCCGATGTGTATTTTAATTTACCAATTTTAATTCCTTTATTCTTTGCTTTTGATAAATTACAAACGTTTGTTTTGACTTGCTTTACGATTCCTCGGTGATATACACATGGAAGAGTTACAGTTTCTTTAATTTCATTTTTATCTTTATCTAATCTTGTGATTTCTTTATGATGATTATATTCATATTTAAAAATATTCTCTCCGTTTTCAGATGTTCTAAGCATATCGTTATACACCCATTTGCTTTGAACAAAATAATCATCCATTTTCTTGACTATAATAATTATTTTTATAAATTTAGTCAAAAGTGTATTATATTTTTTTTTCCAGTTCCTAAATGCCACCCTAAAGGGATGGCATCTTGCGGAACTGTTTTATGTCAAAAAAAGGACACCCTGCAAGATATAGGGTGTCCTGTCTCTCCTTTCGAACCGGACGTTATGCAAGTGAGATTGTTTTTGGAGTTACACCGACATTGTTATTGTCTTTCAAGCCGCTTGTAACTGTAACGGCCGTTGGTGTTTCCTCGCCTTCTCCAGGTGTAAATACGATTGTCGGAGCCGTTGTTGTTCCGCCGAAGGTAATTGCACCATCAACGATTGCGCCGTTTGAATCGGTAACAATGATTGTCTCGCCTGCGACGGCTGTTGACTTGTTGAAGCTGAATGCGTCTCCTGTTCCTTTAGTTCCTGTGATGGTAACCTTGGAATCAGAGTAAACGGCCGCAACTGTAACGGCTGCGGTATTTGCAGAGGTCTGAATGACAGGGGCAGCGAACCAGTTCTCGATTGTAGAAGCTGAAACGGCCTCGTCGTCCGAACGGCATACGGCGCAGATTGTGCCCGTGTCCTGTCCTTCCGGTATGAACTGAGTCTGCGCGAACATTGCGGAAAGCTCGAGGTGCTGGAAGTTGAGCGAATCGGTCTTAGTCTCCGCGCCTGCGTTCGGGACGGAGAATTTGCCCTTCGCATAACATCTGTATTCGTAGATGTTGTTCCCGTTTTTGTCCTTGCCGGCCTTCCAGATACGGAAGGAAACGGCAAAATAAGGGCTCTGGTCCATCGGAGTCTCGATGGTGATTCCGTTGGCGCGTCTCTGACCCAACATCTGCGCGGTTACGTCGGCAGGGACGTCGATAAGCTCGAGCGTCATTTCCGTGTTTCCGCGGTTATTTGTGGTGAAAAATACACCGTTGTCCGCGTAGTCGTTCTCGACCGATGAGTTCGGATTGACCGAAGCATTGACGGTACCCTTGACCTCGATAGGCGTGCCGTAGACGATTCCAGTTTTATCGTCACTTACGAGAGGGGTGATTACAAGGTGATCAACACCGATTTTAGAAGTTACTTCCATTGTCTTATTCTCCTATAGGTAGATATTTTCACTCGCTCAAAAACGGGCGGGTAAAATCCATTATTCTATGACGTACCGAATCGTCTACGTCGTTTGTCTCCGAGTTTGCCGTGCACGCCCAGTAATCCCGGCGGAATATGTCGTGCACTATCAGGGCAATTGCCGTCGTCGTCGGGTATTTGTTCCCCGAAACCTTCGTGAAGATGTGGATTCTTGCAGTGCAGTTCGTCGCATTCGGCAGATTGTCGTAAAACTCCGCGTCGCTTTGGTTCGAATCCTCGAACACGACGAGCGGGAACGTCTTGACCTCGTTCGGGTATGCGGACGCTATCTGCCCGCTTTTTCCGAGCAGGCCCCCAAGGCTCTCGGAGGCATTCAACAGATTCAGGACGTATTCCTTTTGGTTTATCATCGCCGGATTTCCTCCCCGAGAATACTTCTTGCCGCCTCGCTGATAAACGAGTTGCACTTGATTACCGCCGTTGACAGCCACGGCCTCGGCTTCATCTTGCTCGTGCCAAACTCAAGGTAAGCACCGTAAGGAGGATTATTCAGGAGGCTTCCGACGTATCCGACGGGGTGCCCGTCCTCGTTCTCGACGCTGTGCGTGACGCTCATGCGAAGCGTTCCGGTGTCGACGGCCGGAGCGCTTCCGGGCATAGAGGGGTGGTGCTCAATCGTGCCGTTTTTCCCGCTGTAGTAGGTCTTGGACGTGTCGATTTCCGTGTCCCTCATGAGGGTTTTCGCGGTTCTCTCGATTTCGGCGGCGACGGTGACGCAGAATTTGGCTTCGGCATTGTTCATCGCGGACAGCTTGTCCTGCAAGTCCTTCTGCATCTTCCTAATCTGTGCCCTCAAGTCCTTCTGACTGCTCATCTTCCTCGGTCTCCTCGTCGTCGCCTTCCTCATCGTCCTCGTTCTCCACGGGAACGAGCAGGCATTCACCGTGCCTCGTCCATGCGTTGGCGGGCATGATTTCGTATGTGTCGGTTTTCTTCGTCAGCGCGCTGGCAACCTTCGCGCGGTTCCCGGCTTTTATGCTGTCGTGAAGTCCATCATATAGAAACAGCTTCACGTTAGCCTTCCGGGTGCTGATTCCGTATGCCTTAAGCTCCGCTTCCGTCAGCGCGTGGGGCTGTACGTCGCCGACTATGCTCTCGACCTCGGAAAATGACTGTATGCAGTCGCCCTCCGAGTTCATCTCCGTCGTCTCCGCGAATATGCGGACTGTCGCGTTTTTGTGCACTACCATCAGGCGACTCCGTAATATACATAAGGGGACAGAGCCCTTCTCATGCTCTCCGTGAGCCCTATCTCGTTCGCGCCGTCTCCGAATGTGTCCGAGATATGCCCCTCTGTATGGGATTTGAGCCCTACCGCCCCCATTGCGTCGTACTGATACCGCTGTATCACCAGCTGCATGCAGACGGACACGATGTCGTAAGGCAGCGACTCCTCGCCGTCCTCCGTGTAATTTTCCGTGTCATTCGGAAGGTAATAACCCGCCCTGTAGCTTACGTCGATAGTCCATGCACCCGATACGACGTCATGCGTGAAACTCCTTGTGTAGACCGCGCCGCTCCATCCGTTGCCGCGATAGAGCCGTCCCCAGCGCGCATACTCAGGAATGATTTTGAAGTCGTCAATTTCCACGCCGTTAGCAGTTACCGAAGCAACCGAACGAAGCGGAAATGCGTTCAGCTGTAAAAGCTGGTTATTATTGACGCTGTGCAGCTCTTCGGAATAGTCGGACATGGCGAGCCTGTAGCCGAGATACGACTGAATCTGAGACGATACAGCCTTAATCATCATCGTCAGCTTTGCGTCGCTTGACTCGTCTGTGATTCCGAGCATGGCCTTGACGTCCGAGAGCTTGCACAACATCATATCCGCACCGCCTTATTTTACAGGGTCTACCGCGAAATCGCCGAGCACGGCAACGGCCGTCGTCGCATCTGACTTCAGGTACTTCTTCGCGCCTGAGATGTCGATGTTATGAGTTCCGGCGGCAAGCCCCGTAACGAAGTCTTCATATGTTCCGTCGCTTGTGTCGCAGGTCTGAACCTTCTTGTTTGAGCCTGTCGTGACGAGAACCATTGTCTGCGCAGTTCCCTTCGCGAATGCGGATGTTCCGTCTGATACTATCTTAATCTGTTCAAGCAGTTTTGAGCGTGTCATGTTTTTTCTCCTATTCTTTCAAGATGAGATTTACGGGGCGGCTAGGTTCTCCCGAACGCATGGCATGTAGCCAACTTTCACCGCCCAAAAACCTCTGCAAAAATTAAGCCTCGGCGAATGTACCGTGCACGAACGCCTTAGGCTGCCTGCAAGCAAAGTCGCACTCGGTGATAAGACGCACAAGCGTCAAATCGTTCTCGAATGCCGAAATCTGCTGTCCGTTGGCTGTGTATGAGCCGTCGCGTGACATCTCGATTGTGATGTCGTGAGAGATTCCGAACATCATCTCCGCAAAGTCGCCGAGCCAGAAGTCCGCATAGTCTTTTGCCGGAGCTGTCCCTTTTGTATAAGCAACTGTTGACGATGAGTGGAATTCAAAGCCGCGGAGCTTGCCAGTCCTTGACATTTCATCTGACCAGGCGAACGGGCCGCTTGCGAAAGCCTTGTTCCTGAGCCATGACTCACCGATTGGGTTCAGAAGCCAGTGCACGTTCTCGAGGCGGACGTTTGCCTGCTGGAGAAGCGCGACCATATCGTTAGGGGTCGTCAATGCGAGCGCCGTTGTGCTTCCGCCCGTTGTCTGAATGTCCGCATTGTTCGCAAGTCCGAGAGGCATGTACTGCGTGCCCGTGCCGTTCAGGAATGCGTTGTCAAGCTCGACCTTAGTGTTGCGGATGAGGTCTTCGGCAATCCAGCCCTCGAGATTCACGCCGCTTGTTCTGAGCAGCGTGTTCGAAACCGGAATAAGCGCGGCAAGTTTCTTCGCGCGCATATTGACCTCGCCGAATGTCGGCTGTGCCTTTCCGGCAGGCTTAGCCTCGCCGATCCATGAAGCGCGCGAACTTGAATCCATGCGCGGGATTGAAAGGTTTCCGTTTACGAGCGGAACACGGCGGATATTCAATTTGTCGAGCAATGTGTTCGCGACAAGTGCCTCGATGTACTCGCCGCTGAAAGCGAGAGGAACTGTGAAGCCGCCCTCTGAAGGGGTGCCGGCATTGAGAGCCTTCTGCTCAAGCACCTTGTGCAGTCCCTTAGAGAATGGGAATGATTTCTTTGCTTCCTCGACGATTGCCTTCGGGTCTACCTGCATGATGTTGTGAGCGTCTTTCTTGCCCATTGCGGAAGCAGCCGAAGCAATCATCTGGTTCACAATTGTGACGGGCGTTTCCTTCACCTTGACGTCACCGCCACCGCATACGGCTTCCTTGAAAGCCTCAAGGTACTTGACGTTGTCCGCCTCGTCCTTTTTTGCCTTCTCGGTAATCTGTGCGACAGCCTTGCTCACGGCTTCGTCAATCTGCGCCTGCGGTACGGCTCCGAGCTCGCTCTTGATTGCGGCTTTTGCCTGCTCAATCTGCTTCTGAGTTCTCTCGTCGATAATCTCTTTAAGTTCGTTCATGTCCATATTGATTTTCTCCTGTTATTTCCTGAAATGCTTTTCCAGTATGTTTTTTTGTTTCCGAATGTCGGGTTCTTCCCGATATCACACATTTATATTTTCGTCAAGTTCAAATTATACAACATACTTATATTTTGTCAAATTCTATTTCATGTTTTTTATGATTAGTCAATGATTAATCATAAAACTTTTGAAATATAACAGTTTTTTTTATTTTTCTGATTTGCTGACAGGATAAAAAAAAGACCTGCAAGAAATTTTTCTTACAAGTCCCCTTCTACTATGTAGAACAATAATGAAACATACTTCATCAGATGATTCAAAATCAGTCAATACGTCACCCGAAAAGGCGGCTTCGGATATACTCGCTTTTCGAAATTTTCAGTGCTTCCGCCGTCTCGTCAATCATCTTCGCCTGCCTTTCCGTGCAGACAAATGACACCGTAACTATCCTTGATTCTCCCATGAGCGGTTTCCGACCTGCTCCCTCACGCTTTCCGCCCCTGTTTTCCATTTTCAAAGCTCCCTATCAGTTCTTTTAATTCGTGCAGATATTCAAGGCAGTCCCACCCCTCAATCTTACACACTTCAATATCAGCCCTTATATCCGCGAGGAGTTTTAATTTCAGCTCCTCGCGCGCCTTGCGGTTTAATGCAAGGCGCGTTTCTTTATTTACCTCTAAGCTCTTCGTAGCTTACTCCCTGGAAGTGATTTTGAAAGGTTTCCTTTAATCCCTTTTCCGATGCGCCTTTTCGTAAAGACTCAAAAAACCTTTTAGCTCCTTCAAAATCCGTTTCTTTCCAGTCTCCGAACCATGCTTTTATTTTTATCATTTCTTTGCTCCTTGCAAGGTTGCAATCTCCTTGCCTTTTTTGATTAGGTTTTCCTCGATTGATAAGCTGATTATCTTTTTCATTTCGTTTTTCTCCAGTTGTTTGAGCTTTTTTTTGCGTCTTGCCATTTGAACCAAGCGTATGCGTCCCAGTTTCTTTTTTCGATTTTTTTGCACCAGTTTTCTACTGCTTTGTACTTCTTCTTTGCCTTTACGTTTTCTTTTCGGATTTTTGCTAGTTCCTTTCTCGTCATTTCTTTGCTCCTTGCAAGGTTGCAATCTCCTTGCCTTTTTTGATTATTATAATAATGCATGGTGTTTGAATCGTCAATAGTAAAATCAAAAAAAATGTAGGAGATTCCTGCGCCTCGTATTTTATCACCGACTACTGCACAAAAAAAACCGCCCTTTGTCGGGCGGCCGTCATCGTTGTGTATAAAAAAACTTTTGGAGGGCTTTATTGTCGCCCATTATCCCAAAACTGTCAACTATCTTTCGACGAACAGGTTCAGGATTTCCACCGCCGCCGTCGTCGCTATCCCGATTGCCGTGTTGATTGCCACCATGTAGCCCGGCTCGAAGAACGTGACGAGGGCGACTCCGATTGTCGCAATCCCTCCGATAACGCCTGTCGCAAGGTTGTAAGTTCTTTTGCTCATCTTCTTTCTACTCCTTAATGTTCTCGATGTCTATTTCGTTCCTGATGTTGCCGAGGTCGAACGACTTGCCGTCCTCCGGCTTTTCCTCCGGCTTCTCTGCCGTGTTGTCCGCGAGACCCTCCGCCGCATCGTCAAGCTGTGAGAGCAGTTCGTTCATCTCCTTGACGATGTTCTTTAGTGTCCCGCGGCACTTCTCGATTTCGTCGCCGCAGGCTTTGATTTTTGAAAGAATCTCTTTTGTTGCCGCGCTGATTCGCTTTCCGCTTTTTTCAGTTGCCAAAAAATCCTTTACAACTGATTCGTCAAGCCCGAAAGACTTTACAGCCTCTGCGATTGCGTCCTGATTGGCTGGTACTGCAACGGCTGAGAACTCCAAAAGCTCCCATTTCGTGATGTCATACCCGTCTTTCGTCTCAGTCCATTCAAGCGGGATAAAACCGACGCTTACCGCATTGAGCATACCCGTCTTGTAACAATGGAAACAGAAGTCTACCAATTTAGCCTTCTCGCTTGCCTGCTCTGGATTTGTAGAAAGTTCTTCGATTGTCGGGAAGTACACGATAGCCTTGACCGAATTGCCTTCAACCCAGAACTTTGTAACCTTGCCAAGCGGAAACTCTCGGCTGTTGTGGAACGAAAGAAAAACGGGATTCTTCATGAAGTTCGTGAAGTCAACACCGCTCGCACGCAAAATGTCTCCGTCTCGGTCTACGACCTCTTTTGAAATCGTAAACAGAACCGAGCGTTCTCCCATATCCTCTGTGATAACCGCAATATCTTTCTTGCTTGTCTGTCCTTTCTCAAGTTTCATGCTGACACCTCTAAGAATTAAAATCTATATCATCTGAAGAATCTCTGACTAATTCTATGGATTCCTCATTATATGAAACTGTAATTTTTCCGTCTGAATACCCTTCAACAGTATACTTTCCAAGAGTAATGTATGCAGGCGCTCCCGATTCACCGCTACTTGTGATAAGTGAATCTCCAATTTCGGGTGTATCTGATGTTGAATACATTATAGGGTTCGTTATGAAAACTCCAGACTGAACTCCCCACGCATAAAGATTTGTTACTCCGCCACTCGGAATGTTAGAAAGAGTAATTGTCGCTTTCTTCATTCCGTCTTTGCCCTCTGTAGGCTCAATCTCTACAGGCTCGGTGTAGGTTGATACATCGATTGTCTCAGCCTTGTTGTTTTCAAGGTCTGCACCGCTCGGAATCTCGCCCGCCTTGATTGCAAACTTCTTCACGTCAGCGTCACAGTCACCGAGAACGCAAGTCGCCATTGTAGCACCCACGACCTTGATGAAGTTGCTCGCACCGCTGATGTCTACCACAAAGCCTTTGTACTGGCTTGCCGAAGCCTCAGCCGAAGTAATCAAGGTCTTGAAGTCCTCGAACGTTCCGTCAGCCGTCTCGCATGACTGCAACTTTACCGCCGTCGATTCAGTTCCGCCGATTACGGTGATTGCGCAGCTCCACGCGCTCCTTCTGTCGATTGCCTGCGTGATGTCGCCAGCGACCGCACATTTATCAAGCATTGTTTTCATTTTATTTTCTCTCCTTAATTGGTTAAAATATTACGAACGCCCCGACAGTACAGCGGCAGTTACAAATTTCGCTTGCATCTGCTGACGGGTCGCCCGGATATTCCAAGAAACCGCCCTCGGTTTGGGAAGTTGCCGGAACCTCGAATTTGTCAGTAATCGGAATCACC